CTCAATTCAAACTGAAGGATCGTTGGTCTGGACCAGCCAAACCACTGCAACCGGTGATGGTTCATGCGGACGAGTACCTTTTCAAGTTTGGTCCTTGGGGTGCTTATTTGTTGGATCAAATCATGGCTAACAAACCAGATCATTGGTATTTCCACGCTCAGACTACGCCGGATGATTTTGCTGCTTGGGTAGGAAGACATTTCCCTGATGATGCAGTTTTTCATATGAACGATCAGAAGGGACAAGACCAGTCAGTTCAAGGCTGGGCTGTCGTTCTATTTGAGCAGATTATGAATCATTTCGGCTTTCCACAAACGCTGATTGATGATTTCGTTGTAGACAAAACCACAAAAAAATTGGGTTCGAGATTTATGGCAATCATGACTGATTCGGGGGAGGTGTGGACCTACCTGATCAATTCCATTTCTAGTTTGGCTCGTGAATGTTTGATGTTTGATTTGAAGTTTGGTCATCCAGTTGCGAATGGGGGAGATGATATCATGAGAGCAGTTTCAGGTCCCGTGACGAACAGTTACTTGAAAGTAGCGCATTTGGACCCCACAATTGACAAGAGGTACACATCCGATAGAGGGGACTTTTGTTCCTTCATCGTGAAGCATGGTAAATTGTTCAAAGACCCTGTGATATTACTCAACCGGTTCATGGCGAAGTTATCAATGGGTAAAGGGGAAGACGCTATTCTAGGCTATTTCCACTTATGGGCATTCAATTACAATCATGCTGAGCATCTATTCACTGCATTCTCTGAAGAAGAGCTGGAAGCTCACAGCATCATGACTCGCATCATGTTCAATCTCAAAAAGGAAGGTGTTTCTACCAAACCTAATTGGGACTTGCTGCGAATTAGTGGTGAAGTTGATCAAGAAAGTGTTGCTCTTAACGCTTTCACTACTATTTCAGAGAGTGCTTTGTCTCGCATCGAGAGTGAAGCGAATACTCATTATTCCTCTTTGCCTGGTGAATTCTACCATCAGACCGTAGTCCGGAACATCAGTAGGATTATG